CCGAAGCTGCTTGCTCTATCAGGTCCGTCATTCTTCTAGGGTAACGAGTGTATATCGTAAATTCACCACTAACGATTCTTGTGCCATATAAGACTGTATCGTAATTATAAGACCAGAAACCATATAGTGGTTGCTTTTCCTGTTTAATTGAATAACTAAAAGATGATATATCTAATTCATTTTCTGGTTCAAAAAGTCCATCAACATAAACCTTGATGTCTTCCCCGCCAAAATAGTAATCATAATAATTACTAAATCTTTTGTCTTTATTATCCCCAGCTAATCCACCAGACCAAACTGAATCTAAATTAGATAAAGGATTAAAATTTTCTTGATAATAACTATTTGACACTTTTTTTCCTTAAGAAATTATTTCATCTGTTATTAAATTAGAATACATGGCGGTTACGGTCTCGCCATTAACTGTATCCCCAAAAATATTTCTATTAATATTCAAAATATTATTTGTTTGTGCATCAGTCATATTACCATACTTTTCTTTTTCATACGCCATATTAACCATGGGCTGTATACCTCTAGCCATGAACGTGTATGTTTGCTCTGTGATAAGGTCGTCTACGGACATAGTCTGGCCTTCATCTACTATGGTCACGCCAAATATTTTCATCTTAGCTGCATTTCCATACTCATTAAAGAATGTCAATACAATATCAAAAGGTGGAAGCATGTCTGCTAATGGGGCAAAAAAACCATTGCTTCTAGCAAGGTATTCTTTGTATTGCTTTATTCTATAAAAAGCATATTCGTTAAACACCGTGAATATTAATGAGCCAGCGATAGTTCTGCCACCCTTAATAAACCCCCTAACATTAGAATGGCCCAACGTTCTAACTGGACTATTTTCCCTGTGTATTGAATAGGATATTGTTTGCAGTTCACCTATATCTATAACGTCACCAGCACTGGTGATTCTACCATCTGGACCTATTTGAGGAATTATCATAGTGGCAACCGTATCGGCTCCCGAAAATGACATGTTGGAAAGTATTGATTTAAAATCAGTTGCTGGGTCGTATTCTGGTCTTACTTCAGAAAAACTAGAAATATTTGAAGTTTGATTTACTTCTTGCATTTTTACCTAACCAGTCTTTTAAATAAATAATGCATGGGTGTTACCCCATGCATTACTCATAACTTGTAATTGTTTAAAATTACGGACGGATAATATTTGAATTAAGCCCTGAGTTTGTTACTGCGTCTTGGCTCAAAATGTCATTAAGCTTAAGAGAACTTTGATCAGCTTCTTTGTCCACCTTGATGGCGTACATAGGGCCGAGCTCTCTAGCTACATAAGTCATTGTTTCTTCGATAACGATATCGTCCATCGAAGCTCCCGAACCTTCGTTCAAGAGTTCAACTCCGTAGATTGAGCGAACTGCTGCTTGTCCATATTCATTAACAAAAGTTACTGTAATGTCAAATGGTGGAATTTGGTCAGCGTAATAAGGAACCTTTTTAACAACGTCCTTGCTAAAATTACCAGCAGTTCCTAAACCAGCTATACCTCTACCTACTGACTGAGTATCACCTGGGAGTGTGTTATGTGCTCTGGTGTAGAACATTTGCTTTGAATCCTGTGATTCATAATTCTTGTCCAACATTGTGTAAAGTGCTGGGCGATCAAAAACTGTAAAAATTAATGATCCAGCGATGCCACGCTTTCCTCTTGAGAAAGATCTTGGGTTTGGTGAACCCATTGTGTAAATAGGTGCTTTTTCTCTTGTTACAGAAAATGTAATTCCTGAAAGTGCGCCAATCTCTACTCCACCAAAAGTTGCAACTATGTCTGCACCTGAAAATGTAGTATAAGTGTTAAGATATTTATTTACTGGGTTATATGATTCTGCTGCCATTTGCTACCCTCCAACCGGTATATTATATGTTAATGGATATTTGAACCTGGATCGAATTAAGTTCGAACGCAGGTGTTAATACGAGGTCTACAATCGCCATGTTATCTGAAGGAACATATGTAACATTGAAGTCACTCTCCAGCAAGGCACCTTTAACTTGCATCCCGCGTAAGCCTGAAGAAATTGCTGTTTCCATTGAATTTCTTACTTGTATTGTTGATGGTTCGCCAATGAACTTTTGACATACTTGACGAACTAGTTGTGAAGCCTCATCTACGATTCTCTTAGTTGAGAGTCTTAGGTAGTCTGAATTTGCTGCCGAGTAAGTTACTGCTCCACCGAATACTGCAATCTTATTAAAGTTCAATATAACAGCGTTTACTGCTGCGGCATTCAGGGTTACTTGCTGCACTCTCGTAGGGGCGTAACGAAGAGCTTGAACATTGTAAAGAGCTTTGTTTGTTAGGCCCGTGTACGATGGTGTTCTACTCATAGTCGCCGCAAGCGATGCTGCTCCGTTTGAATAACCGTAATCTGTAGTTCCACCAGAAGTTGTTGTAGCGTATCCTACTGGTTTTACTTCTGTAGCTATAATTGAAACATACGAACCAACAGCCTTCATAAGCGCATTATTCCTGTCCGCCAAGAGTGCCAAAGAAGAAGACATATGTGATGAAACTTGCGCTGGTGTTAAAGTTTCTCTTGAACTTGCTACGTATGGCGCTATACCCATCACTGCAATGCACGGGTTTGTATTTTCGGAAATATCTTTTACTTTACTTGCTACCTTATATGCCCAGTTATTTGCTGTTGTATTGGAGTTGTTTGCGTGGAAAAGATAATCTTGTGCGTTTGGTGTCGCTCCTGTTGTGGCATCCCAGTCTGATGAATTGCCACCTCTACCCCAAGGTATGATAACATCTGGGATTGCAGCTTCTGCTGCTGCAAAAGCTGCGTTAAAAATATCTTCGCCATAACTAGCAAATCCTGCGCTAGCGCTTTTTAGTTGTCCATTTGTGTGGTCAAACTGCGTGTCATAAGGAAGTGGAACAAGGTGAATTCTTTCTGCGCCTGCAGTAATCAATTCCAAAAATGCTTTATGGAGATCTGAACCAACACCAAAAGCGTCAATAACATCTTTCTCTGTAGTAGCTTGCACTACGTCAAGGTCAGCAACCTTGTTCATAGCATTATAAGCAGTTGTTTCCGTAGAAGGATCGAACTCATTTTTGTTTCTTTTGGCTATCGCCACAATTCTTGGTCCCGCTGGGACATCTTGCCTTGAGACGCTGTAGAAGCGATCTCTAATTAATGTTGTTACACCCGGTGTAGCCATGTTATCTTTGAACCTCCGACAGAATAAGTCTTGTGATATAGTAACAACTAAGTCATAAAAATAACTATCAATATATTAACTATGGGAATTTTAATACAGGTTTTAATGACGTGGAGTAGCAGTATTCTCTAAGTCTATAAGGTTAATGTTTATATCTTCATAATTTGGAGTTGCTGCGGCTAAGAATTCTGGCTCATAGGCCATAAACTGTCTTACATCTATAGCTATCTTTTCTATCGTATTAGCTTGTGCTGCAAAGACCTTTTCGGTAGTGAGCATGTAAGTGACCGTTCTTTTGTGAACGTCCTTAGAATCCCTATTTACTTCTGAATCCGAAAGTCTTCTGGAGTAGACCAATTCTGAAGCCCCTATCTTTTTAAAGATTGGAGTATACTCCAGCATGAAGTCCTCAAAAGATTCTATTAAAGATTCAACCAAATAAGAGTTGTCCTGGTCATCACAAACAGAATTTGAATCTGGTCCTAATCTTTTTCCAACTGGAGACATGGCCGTAAATGCAACAACGTTCTGGAATCTTTGACCATAAACATAAACATTGTCACTTGTTATTTGTCTCATTCGTGGTTTTGGTTCAACGGAATGAGCTTTTCTTAACTCTAAAGAATACACTATTATTGCATCTGTGGTATCGTATTCTTGAGTTGCTGGGTTAAACCAGGTAAAAGAATTATCCCCATTTGACGTTGCCTTGATCGGATAGTTCGGAAAGCTTTCTTCCCATAAAGACTTTACAGCTGATATAAATTCCAGGTAACTTAAATTCCCATCAGACTGGAGTATGTTTGCAAAACGCGATTTATCCATCGCATCTGCCAAGCCAAGCTTTGGCATGCTGATCGGTAATTGTGCCATCTTAAGCCGCCGGTCCTGCTGATAAAGAAAGGTTAATTTTTTTCAAACCTAAAGAAGAAGTTAAATTAATATTTAATATTAATAGACCTTGTTCCTGTTCAGATTGTTCTGCCTTAAATTCATAGTCAACAATTGAACCATTCTTCTTTAATGTTGACAACATATTAGTAACACTAGTTACAACCTTGTCATACCCAAATTTTCCTATGTAATCATAGCCGTACGCTTTGACTTGGCTAGCTACATATGAAGTTAACCTCATTTGCGGAAGTTTCGAAAACACAGAATTAACATTTGAAAGGGTGTAATCACTGGTCAGGTACACTTCATATACATTACCCCTACGTGCTTTAGTGCCTCTATATATTGTGTTTATGCCGATTGAGTCAAGTGTATTTAATTGAGTAGAATTTAGGTCTACACCGTACAAAGATAAAGCCCCTGGAATTCTTTTTCTTGTTAAGCCCATATTTAATTGAGACTGGGCTATCATCCCAGCAACAGCTGCTGCAACTGAAGCGGTGTAGGTGTTGTCTATTTGCAGGTGAGAGAACACAGCCTCCCCATATACTGGCACAACGTATCTTCCTATGTCAGAAGCAATTTGCGTGCTAGAGGTAGTATTAATAAATGTAGTATATTTGTATCTAAGATATTTGCTATTTTGAATCAACTCAATATCGGATGAACTTATTCCATTTCCCCTACTGCCTATAACGCCAATTTGCACATACCCAGTTTCATTGTGGAAATCATTGCAATAGTGCACGAGTTGTGACAAGAAATCTACTCCACCAGTTTTTATTATAGAAGCTTCTAATGGAACAATTATATCTATATAGTCTAATTGTTTTATAATACTATATGTTTCAATCAATCTTTCATAATATTTTTCATAGAAAGTTTTAAGAGTTTGTCCATTAAAAACGGCATAAGCTTTGTTTCTATCTTCTACGCTTAAAACATATTCCGACATCGGGGCTGCCGCGCATATGAATATGTTTCTTGCGCCTGCGCCATATGCATCTAATACGCCCCTAAGTAAAGGGCTGTTCTTGTTCCCAGATAAAAGATCTATTGCGTTTTGTACTGAGTTTATTTTTACTGGATTATTTAATTCTAGCCCATCTGCGTGGCCTATTAATAATATAGACTGCATATTAGTTTGGCTCAGGTCATCATAAGACGGTTTGTAAGTTATTGTTGCAGATTTATTCCCTTGACCAACACCTGAGACTAAATCGTATAAAGTATCTTTTAGTTCAAATTGAACCGTTGAACTCAATAAATTTCCGTCGATGTAAGTTCTAGCTACAATAGTGTAAATGCCGCTGAATAAAGAATTTTGTGCTTCTATATTTTCTGGAATTCTATAATTAAAAACAAACTCAGTTGTTCCATTTCTCTCTATGTAGGCGTCAGGGCTTGTCGTGGAATTTGTATATCTATAAGATATAGGAACTCCTATAATTGCCCCTGATTGGTCAAGGCCCCTATAAACACTAACTGTAACGTCTGAACCATTTGCTATTGGATCGTAGGATAAACCGCCATTTAATAAGGCGGAAGTAACAGACGCTGTTCCAGAAGAAACAACAACGCTGACATTTGATTCTACTGTTCTATAACTAAATGTATTATTAGTTACCTCTTCTATTGTATGTAATCCATTAAATACTGAATCTACTCCAGCAATTGTAACTGCTTGTCCAACTTGAAAACCGTGGTTAACAACTGTAGTTATTGTTGCTTTGTTGTTTAATATTTGTTTAAATGAAATATTTTTAGAATTAGTTGATGTAGTTGAAGTCGACCTAGCATCACCGACAAATGTAAATCTAAATTTTAATCGTTGATTTTTTTTTACTATTAACACCTTAAACCTGTTTTTCTCTAGTTGCTCCAACTGTCCAGTAAACTATTTTTCCGCCCTTGCCTCTTATCGGAGCACTTGTATCTATCACATATATAGTGTGTTTGTTCGCAGCGTTGGGAATCATCTCGTAAATTCTATCACCCTCCCCTGGATTAACGGAGCCTTCAAAGTAATAAACTACATCAGAATTAACGACTATCCCCTCGTCTTCTTCGCTAGCTGATTTGGCTTCAAATCTTCCTTTTGGGAAAACGCTTCTCGTGGTTACTTGCTGAAGGTTATCTTCGTAATTGCCATTAGCTTTTTTTCTTTGTATAAAAACATCATAGCCCCATTTTTTTAAAATGTTCATAAATGATTTTTCAAGATTAATCATAATTATGCAAACCCCTCTTAGGGATAGGGTCGTAAGATAGCTCCCTAGATCTACTCGTCCCGTAAAGATCTCTGTCTGTCAAATAAGTATTTCTTCCTGTATCTGGATCTATATAATTCCCAGCATTTATAACTGGCATTGTAGGTAGTCCCTTTGGCTGGAAGCCTCTAGCTCCAGTTATGCCAGCTAACATTTCTTTTCTCAATGCTGCTGCAATCTGGCACCACGTGACAGCATTGCCCCTGCTTATGTTTGTCCTTGGGAGATTTCTTGCTGTGACGGTTAGGTCCCCCAATTGCACAGAGACGTCATCGTCGCCGCCATAACTATATGTCCTACTGAGGTCACAAGCTGTAGCCGCTTTTATATATTCTAAGCTAGTATAGTTTATTCCAGATGCTGGATTAGAATCATTAAATCCATAAATATCTCTGACCTCCATTGAATGATAATGAATTATTTCCCCAATTTCAAGCAAAGATGCTTCCGGGAAATAGGCTTGCATTTCTTCTGGGTTTAAATAAATCGGATCAACGTCTGCTGCAAACATAATTATCTCATCTGCTTTTAGCGTTATAATTGGCTTATAGGTATCGGTTGACGTACTTACATAAAGCTGCTGGTTAACTGTTATTGAAGTTCCACCGGGTATATTGCCTACGAAAACTATTTTATACGTGTCAGCAACCGTGGGGGTAAAATCGTAATAGTATTCTGAGCTAGTAAGAGCAGTCGCAGTAGTCGAAACAATTTGAGTATTATCTGATTTATAAACAGTGACCAAAACAGAGGTAGGACTGACTAGTATTTGTGCCCCAGTAACATTGTTTACGTCAACAAACTTTACTTTTATTCTTACTTGATCATTTACCAATACGGTGTCAGTTAACATGGGAGCTCCAAAAGAAATTAATATTTAATATAGTAATTATACTTATCCTATTATGGATATTTGCCCACTTACACCAACTGATATAACTTGGGCTGAAGATATAGCGCTTACGTCTTTGTCCAAAACCTCTACAGAAACAATTCCTTGAGGGTTTATGTCTATGCTTAAAACGCCAATTGTTGTTAAATTTGAATAATCTTCGTTCGAAGCATAAAATATTGTTATATTATTTAATACAATTGGGTTTATTAGGCTATCTGCATAAATTATTAAAATACCATCATAAGACACATTAGGACTATTGTAGGCTATTTCTTCTCCGTATTTCATGATTTAAATTGCTTTTCCCTCTTTGCTTGCTTGGTCCCGTCTTGTGGTATCCACTGATGCAAAGTCAACCAATCTAAAGTTGAATATTTTTCAATGTTTAAAGTTTTGTCTAAAATGGGCATACTCTCATTTTTGTTTTCTACCATTAAGACCACCACCCGGTTTATAGGACATAAGATCAAGCTACTGGTTCGTATGCGCTCACTGCGTGAATGAATACAACCCTATTAGCAATTAAATCAAATAGTAACAATCAAAATTTAAAACTTCATCCCTGGGTTAAGGCTCCAACTAATCGCAATACCTCAGCAGCGTTTTGATTGTTAGCATAATCTTTAGACGCTAAATTAGCTAAATCTTCTCTCAAGAATGGTAAATATAAATTTGCCATTCTGGTAGCTATATCGGTTGACTCTAATGGATTATATATCTTTTCTCTAAGCTTTTCATTTGCGCTACCATGGCCATACCAACCGAGGTAGCTATACCTAACTCCGCTTTCTACGGGCAACACTTGATGAGTAGCTATATAATTGCTTGGGAACATCAATATATCACCTTTTTTAGGCTTATATTTTATATTTAAATAATTAAAATAATGCTCTCCACCAATATAGTCATCGTTCACATACACTACAGAACCAACTACATTCTTCGCAGCGAACTGCATTTGCGGTTCTTCTAGACCAAAGATGTAATCACAACTATTATCGGAATGTGGGCCCAAGTATGACCCGGGACCATAGGATACAACATGCCCCTTGGATCTCCACCATATACACTTAAATAACATAGGGTATTCCATTATATACTGCAGTAAACACTTATACTTTATATCTTCGATAAAAGCTAACAAAACAATTGATTCAAGAGATTTATCTTCATGTATCTCTACGCTTCTAAAGGGCATTTCGTTGACGGTTTTTTCGTTAAAATAATAACCACTTCTATTTATATAGCAGGGCGCGCCAGTATCGGGGTTGATTGATGGTTTGTACATGTTTTCTTTTTCCCTCAATATATGGCCGCTAGCCCATTCGACAAAGTAGTCCCAATCTACGTCCAAGACTTGTTCAAAAAGTAATATTCCGTCACCCAACTTTTTTGGAGATACTTTTTTGTAATTAAACTTTTCTTTCAACATTACGATGCCATCCTGACTGTATGCGATACGCCTAATTATATCACAAACATTTAAGTTGAGTTTTCTTTAAGTAGTCATAATTTTCTTTTTTTATATATTTTGAAAAGAAAAATAAATTGGCAGTAAACACTTCCGGCGATAAAACTTTATCGACATTATATTGAGGCTTCCACCTCACCGCATTGTGAAATTTATCGAGCAAATATATGGTGCCCCTACCATAAGCCCCCTGCTTTACCTTACGGTCTATGGGATTAATCCTATAAATATAATATGAATTACCATTATCTATACCATCTAAAAAGCCATTATCAGAATCTATATTCAAGATTCTTTTATCCATTTTATATAAAAGAGATTTTATAGCCAATGAAGAAAAATTTTCTACGTTTACAATAAGCTCGATACTTCCGCTAATGTGGAGAGAGTTATTGCTGGTGGTGCAGTATGAATAGCTGTTTAGCTTTGGTTCTAGAAAAAACGTATCCATATTTATATTATGATATTAGATTATCCCTAATATCATATCGTATAACTTATCTAATTCATTTAATTTTAAAGTAAAATTATTTAGAATGTATTGCTCAATAGTGTCATTGGCCGTAGAATTATGACCCGGTATATTAATTAATTTATTCTCAAATTTATAATTACTAATATTTTCTATATTAAATTTTTTTCTAATGTCTTCCATCAAATTGTGGGAGCTATAAAGCAAAGTATCAAATGTGGCAATAAAAAAATTATTCTTATATTTATCCTTCGCATTTAAAATATATCGAAAGTATTCCAAATGGGTGTCTAGGATGTGATCTATTGTTTCTTTGAAAATCATAGAACGTATATAAGCGTCCAAAGTCTTTTCATCTTTATATATATGTTCAATGTTATCTTTTTTATTCTGATAAGACACCAATGAAGATGCTGTCCCCAAGCTTCTTCTTAAAGTAACTACGCAGGGGATACCTTTTGACAGGCTTCTTTCAATATTGGATACTTCATGAGTTAAGGCTCTATTTATAGAGATGGTAGGAAAAGTTTCCAATAAAAGTTTTCTAAGGCTATTATTGCCTTGGCGCTGAAAACCGTCAACGCAAAAAAGATGTGTACTTTTACTACTTATCGGTCTGGTAAAATTCAATAAATTATAATAACTTCTTATATCTACTGTGTCCATGTAAGACCAAATTCTAACTCATCCATAGATTACCAAATCTACAACACAAAGACTTAGTCTTTGATTATTACAGTAGTCCCCTGAAGAGATGGAATATGATAAAAGCATATATTATCAATTTTTCTAAGATTTTCATGCATTATATAATATGGTGACATCAAATGCATATTCAAGACTTTTGCAGAAAGTGAATTTGACACCCCATATGTAGTCATCATATCACCACTGGTACCAAGAATTATTGTTCCGCCGCTTGCCATAGAATCTACTAATTTAAGAAAAATATCATCATCAAAATAACTGACTAATACTTCCGCGGATGTTAAGATTAGATCTAAATCTTTCGGACCTTCTCCATTTGCTATATCTATCAAGTTTACAACATCAAAAGCTGTTTCCTCTTCATCATAAAACTCTTCTAGTCTATTTAGCCAGAAGTCATTAGATACAAAAACATTTTCTCCACAGAAAGTAGATAAGAAATTACTCTTAGTATCTACTCCGCTACCAATCAATAGCGTCCTGTTTGGTTTTATCATTCTAACTAACATTTCGTTTATTACATGATTATACAACAACCCATTTGTGAGTATCGGCATTTTTGCAACTAGTAATTCAGGCCTTCGGATTTCTCCGTACCCATAATTGGTCGACTTTACAGATCTATCCATGCCAAGGGAGATTTCATTCTCCACAATTTTAGCATTAATTAATGCTTGTTCTTGAATTGATAAAGCGTCTACTAACTTTGTTTTAGAAAGATTATGTGACCCTTTTGCAATATCAACCCAGGTTGGGGCGACCCATTTGCCATGTGCAAAATTCGTGATTCTGTTTTGTTCTTCTAACATTTAGATACCCGATTCGTTTATTTTTGCTGCATAAAGCTTATAATTGTATAAATTATTAATTATTTTCATAATTAATACTTTTCTTAATCTTTGAGTTTCTGGTTCGATAAAATCCTGAGACATAATTCTATCTTGATATGGATATATTTCATTAACTTTTTCTATAAATACATCTATTTCTATGCTAGCATAATCTTGTTCTGCTAGTCCTATTTCTAGACATATCTTATCTAATCTCGATTTTAGATAAGATGTATATTCTGTAGGGTTAAATTTCATTTTTGACTCCTATGACCAAGGATCTGAATATGCTTGGAATAAATATGAATTAAATTCTTCATCAATTGGTATCCTGCCTTGACCTTGTGCTCGATTAAATTGAGGGCCATCTTTTGCGTAACTTTTTGTAGCACTATTATACCTTAACTGATATAGCGCAGAAAAATTCATAAATTCTGTCATTATTAATTATATCTCTAATAAATTTTTTAAAATTGCGATATTATTTTCAAGCATCTTGTAAGTTCCTTCTTCATTAGAGCTAGAATATTCATCAGGTAGAATAACACCATTCGTATATGCGTCTTCTGGATCGAGACCCAAGATCCTTGCCACTCTATATATATGAAGTTTCTTTTGATGTATAACTTCATCTGTTAAATGCTGCTTTAATTCTTCTGGGATACTGTCAAAAATTGCCATAATGTATAGGTTTCCTTTTTGCGGGTAGTATTATTCAAGTTCTGCAATTAAAGATAATAAATCTTTATACACTTCTACAATTTCCTGTAAATCGCGCTCTATGTGAGAAGCTGCGCTATTAGAATCAAAAGTTCCGGCCACCCAGGTGTCTATATCAAAAGAACTGTTAATGCCCAATTGAGCGGTTAGGGCAAACATTCTATTCGCCATGTATCTTTTAGCCACTTGAAGCTCTTGAAGCTTCTCTTCTGGCGTTAACAGATTAAAAATATCAGATGCCATTTATATTCCTTTTGTTTTGGATTCTTGTAACTTATATAGTAACTACTCAAAGAAAAATGTTATAAAAAATACCTATAAAATCTATTGTTCTGGCGAATTAAGGTTAGGTAGGCCAGAGTACTTTGGACCTATTCTATCGCCGTCTGCATTGAGGCCAGTTCTAATGCCCTTAACCCAGGTCCATGGTTTTTCTATACTATTTCTAGATTTAAGGTCATTGTATTTTTGTCTTTCTGCAACTAGTCCTGGGAAATCTGATCTATTAACAACTTCAAAATCAGCACTTGGCATTAACGCCGGGTCGAATATGGTAAAGAATATAAAGGGTTCTCCCTTTTTAAAGATAACAGGTTCATTTATTTTTGTGATAATCCAATTTGTTTGCAGTTCATCCGGCCACCAATCACTAGGAATTGTTGCCGTCATAGGCGATGCGCCGTCAACGTAATAATTTGGAGACCCAGTTACCCACAAATGATATGGAGATTCTGTATTTATTACCCATCCAGTAGCAAAAGAAATCATTCCATTAATATTAGAATGAGCAAAATTCCAACCATTATGGACTCCACCGCTAATAATTTGAGCTGGGGAATTGCCGCCATTCCAGATAACAGTAACATCTTCGGGCAGTAGCATTTCCCAACCACTAACATTCGCTGTTGTAACTGGAGTGCATTGATATGCGTGCTTGTTGTACGTACTATCCATCCAGTCGCGTTTTAACCTAGATTGTTTGATTTGAACTGGAGTTTGAAGAGTTTTTGATAAAGTTATTTTTGTCATAATTATTATTATCCCTTTCTATATTGCGTGAACTATATAATCATTGTCTAACTTTTTAATATTCTTAATATTAGATTTTGGATTTCTCATCTCTTTTCCGCCATTATCAGTCCCTGTATATGGGTAATGAAATCTTGAATTATAGTCAAACATAGTAACCGCTGAGTATTTTACTCCAGATTTGACAGGCAATGCCTCATGCATGAAAATAAAATTAGATGGGAAAAGTATTACATCGCCTATTTTTGGTTTAATTTTAAATCCTAAATTATTAAAGGCTAACTCGCCACCTTCGTAATTGTCATTAAGATAGACTACAGTAGAAACCGTGCTGGAATAACTGAAACCGTCATCTCCATGCTGTTTAAAATGTTGATCAATTCCATATTTGATGTAGTTTATCTCTTCCATGTAATCCATTCTTATATTAAATCTTGTTTCGTAATCATAGAGACATTCTAGCACCGTTTCTTTAGTCTTCATGTATATATCAGTTAGCTCAGGTATGTCTTCTGTAATTGAATTTAATATTGATTCAGAAATGTGAAAATCATAACAATTTCTATAAGATTTTATATAGTCGCCATCGCCAGTAGTGGCTTCTTTCCACTTGTTATGCCCGGTGTTGTTTTTGCTTAATACATTTTCTAGAGCCTCTATAATTAAATCACTATTTTTTAAAGCATTCCTATACAACACTATGCCAAATCTTTTGTCTAAGATATACTGAATATCCATAACTTGATTTACCAGCCCTTTTGATATATAATGATCTAATCGAATTATTATATCACAGGAGAAGCACTGATGACAAATGCTCCAGAATTTAATATATTACCAGACCATTTTGGAAAGGGTCCAGAAAATATATATACTTTTCAAAATTTTATTGAAAAAGACGACTTAAAAAGCATAAATGATTTTGTAGCAAATATAAAAATTTGGGATAATAATAGCAAAAGCGTTAGTTATGCAGATGGTTCGAGTAGATACAGTGCTGAGCTTTGGCACGACCGAATGTGTAGTGGGGAAATAATAAAATCTTTAAGTCCTGATATCTATAATTTAATAGATTCTTATATTATAAAAATGCAACATATCGCAGAAGAAATATTTAACTGCAAACTAAAAAAAAGACCTCCAGTAGTTGTTTGCTGGAGACCAAGTGATATGCAATTGCCTCACGCAGACAAACAGTTGCAAGATGGAAGACCAAATGCATTCCCCGATTATGATTTAAACTCATTATTTTATTACAATGAAGATTTTGAGGGCGGTGAACTATATTACCCACAACACGTTAAAAAAATAATTCCTAAAGCTGGTTTAGCCGTTCTGCATCCGGGAGATATAAATTATTTACATGGAGTTACCCCAGTTCTTTCTGGACGTAGATGGGTTACTCCTTCATTTTATACGGTCCAATAATTAATAAACAGTAATTATAAAAAATAATTTAATTTATATAACTACTGTTTTTATGCTATATCAGCAAGGCACGCAGCAGCTGCATTCACCCTTTACACAAATGACAGAAGGAAAACCTGGCGGGGCAAAGAAACCTGGTGGGGAAAAGAAATTTGGCGGGGAAAAGAAATCTGGCGGGGCAAAGAAACCTGGCGGGGAAAAGAAACTTGGTGGACCAAAAAAACTTGGTGGAGAAAAAACTCCATAATCATAATTTATAGCTGTGCCAAGTAATACTACCGAAGTATCTGTTAAGGCTGTAACAACTTTGTCATTAAGATTGACGTCTTGAGTAGCAGTAGTTACAACGGTGCCCACAACATGGCCTGCCGCAATGATCGCAGCATTTGCTGCTGCCCTAGTAGTGCCTTGGGCTATTGCAGGCTTAGCGTTTTTTCTATTTTGCTTTTTACCAGTATTTTCAGCCATATTATGCTACCAAATCTCCTAAAGCAACCCATGTATCAGTTGCGCGTTTAATAAGTGTAGCAGATGACCACTGTGCACGCAACTTAAGACCAGGAGTACCGTTTAGTGTTACTCCTGCTCCTGCCGTAAGTGTGCACTGGCCAGCTAATGTTTGAAGGACTGTGAGAGTAGTCCCTACCGGAAAAGCTACTGAAGAGTTAGGTGGCAATGTCAGCGTATTGGCTGAAGCATTCCCCATTTCGATCATCTTTCCGCTGTCTGCTAATACTAGTGTATAGCTAGCTGCCTGAGCGTTAGTGACTGTGTCAGTAATAATTCTCTGGTAGTTAGTGCCGTCATTTGTGAATTCCCAACAGTCTGTTGTTTCATTCCAACGAAGTACTACGTTTGTTGAAGTTCCGCGTTCTACTTCGATCCCAGCATTAACTGATGGAGTGCCTGCTTCATTATTATTTAATACAATAATGTTGTCATCAATTGTTAAAGTCTCTGTATTAATACTTGTGGTAGTTCCTGAAACTGTTAAGTTGCCAGAAACGGTTAAGTTGCCTGCTACTGTCGGGTTAGATGTATTCACCCAAGCAGAACCGTTATATGAAAGAAGTTGATTTGCAGCTGCTGTAGTAATTGTTACATCTGATAGATCTGTAATCCCTAATGTCTCAGTGAGGCTAGCGTTAACCCAAGCTGAACCGTTATACTTAAGAAACTGACCACTTGCAACTGAAGTAATTGTCACTCCGCCAACGTCATCAATGTCATTGATAGTTGGGATTGAACCCCATTCAAGACCTGATGTAGCCGACGAGTTTGCTCTTAAAAAGTTTCCATCTGTTCCAACAGCTAAGCGATTAACTGTATTGTCAGCTGTTCCGACAACAAGATCACCTTTAGCATCGATTAGCGATTTTAGAACTGCGTTGTTGCCAGCATCAGAAACAGCTATTGTTGCAGCGTTTTGCACGAATGCGGTAGTTGCCAACTGAGTGTTGCTAGTAGCGTTTGCTGCGGTCGGTGCAGTAGGGACTCCAGTTAAACCTGGGCTAGCTAATGTTGCGTAACCAGTGAATGATACGCTAGATGTCTCTTTGCCAGAAATTCTACCATAATCGTCTACAGTAAAATTGCTAACAAAACTGGTTGTATTTGCGCCTGAAGTATTTGATTGAGCTACTGTAGCAAGATCAATACTATCCGCATTAACAACTATTCTTGTTCCATTTGCAGAAACAACATCTATAGAATTGCCAGTCTTGACCATGCCGTCACCCACTACAAATGCTGCGGTACCGGTAAATTGAGAAAAGCTAAGATTATCTGTTCCTAAAACAATTGCATCGTTTGTACCAGTTCCAGTGGTAGTTAAGATAAATGCTTGACCACCATTGCTACTCCCAGCTACTACGTATACTGAATCGCCAGCAGAAACTTGACCAGCAACACTATTATTGGAATCCGCACGACGAGTTAACACAAATGGGTTAGATGCATCGCCTTGTGCTGTAATTGTGTATATTCCGTTTTGTGTTGCAGTTGCTTGGTTTTTTACCAAGATGCTTTTGCCAGTAGTTTGAGAAGTTCCATCAACAGTTAGTCTCCCATTGGCATCACCAGTTAGAGTTGCTCCTACTCCAGCAGTTCCGTTTGCATAAGTGCAAGTAGGAAGAGCTGCTGCTGTAGCATAGGCTACTGCATCATGCCAATTCAAACCAGCGGCTACCGTATCAACATAGCCTCTTGTGGCCAAGGATGTCGAACTTGTTCCTGCGTTTGAAGTAACAACAGAAGTAACGTTTAACGTACCATCTACCGCTATATTGCCAACAACTGTGCCAGACGAGTTTTTAAATTCTGCTAATGGAGCGCTTGCTCCAGTAGCTGCTTTGATGACAAAAGATTCATCATATACTGTAATTTCTGGTGCGGTTTCAATCCTTAGGCGGGCCATATTACTCCTATTTTGTTTATAATAAAAACTAAACTAATAGTAATAGCCTTAATCAAATATATGTAAAATTAATTCCACCAAGCAACTGCCGCATATTTTATACCTTTTGTAATTGGAGTACTTTGATGAAAGAAAGGCACCTGGGATGGAAAGAAGATTATATCTCCTTCTTTTGGCTTTAATTCTAGCCCAATTTTTGGGAATTCTAGAATCCCACCATCATAATCATCATTTAAATACACCAAACCAGATATAACACGAGATAAAATTGGAGAAGTATCTAAGTGAACAGAAAAAAAATCTCCTAATTCGTATTTTAATGTGCTGTATCGATCTTGCTCATATGCCTTTATGGCAATGCCGATTCTCTGCGTGTAGTCTCTAAGAGCAGCAGAAAATGAACGATCTATAACATTAAAGATTGAGCTAGATAAATAATTTACTTCATTAGACTCATTTGATCTAAAAAAATCTATTTGTTTACTACTTCTAAAAGAATTTACTTTTTCTTTAGTTTTATCCCCATGATAAATTAAGCTGTCTCTCCATGCGTATTCTGTATTTAATTCTGATAAAGTATTTATTTGGTTAAGAACTTTTTTTGGATTTTCTATACCATTACGATAAATTACAATTGAATTATTTATTTTAATAAAACATTTACTGTCTTCATCCATATTTATTGTGTTATTCTCTTTAAAAATTCTAACATTTTACCAGTATATTTAATGCGTCCAAAATGGGTCAAGTTAATAGTTGGGTCAACCCAAATCTTTCCCCCCATCTTTTGCCAATATCTACAAAAACCATAATCCTCAGACAAGAATCTTCCATCATCATCTACATAAGAATTAAACAAAGCGTAGGCGTTTTCTGTTTCTTCGCCGTGCAAAGCTCCTGTATCATCTTTGTATTTTAACTTTTTGTACTTTTTAAACATTTTGTCAAATACTTGACGCTTGATAAGCATAAAGCCAGTTCCTGCTTCATAGCATTCGATTGCGCCATTATCAATATTTAATTGAGTTTCTCCTGGCTTGGTCATATGGACTACATATCTTGTAGCGTATTCCATAAGATCTTGGGCCGGCAAGTCGGCTTGTGCACCTTCTTTTACTTTATCCCAATTAATTTCCTTGATTGGATAAGACGCAGTCATGACATCCTTATCGTGCCACAATAACTTTAATATAGCTTCTTTGTCAAATTGAAGATCGACATCTATAAATACCATGTGGGTAAAGTCTGGACTACCCATGAACTTGGCAACCAAGTTGTTTCTTGCGCGGTTGATTAAAGAATCAGATATTGTGCAGACTGAATACTTTAAACCTATTTCTTTAAAATAAAGACAAGCTTGCAAAAAGCTCATCATAAAAGGTTCTGTTACGTGTGAATCATAACATGGGAGAGCAAAAAATACATTCCACTCTTGAAGCTTTTCTTTAGGGATTGTTATGTTTATTGGTTGTTCTTCTACAGGCATATAGTCTATTATAGAGTATTTTTTAGTCTAGGTCAAGATCTGTTGCAAATATATTTTGCGTAACAATCTCACCATCTACTACATGCGTTATTTTTTTAATTTTAGAACTTATTACGCGCCTTAGATCGATACCTTCTTCAGATTTAAAATTAAATTCTTTTTTTGAACCTTTATTTATATGATCATTGCATACTGCTACAATTTTTCTTGGATAATGAATAAAAATTAAATTACTAGCTTCTAAAGTGCAAAAATGACACTCAATCTCTTTTAGTTGATTTAAAATTATAGAATAATTTTCACCTTGTCTATTAAATTCTATTTCGTTATATGCTTCATTAACAAAATACATTGGTATTTTATTATCACGTTTAGAAATAAACGTTTTATTTTTTACAGAATGAGTTAGTGAGTAAGTGTGATTAAACATACCCATCCCATCAAATGGTTTTGCGGGACACGATAGATGATCAATTATTATTGAACAATCTTCCATTTTTTCATCTAGGTATAAATCAAATTGAATTTCAGCTGGATAAATATCGTCCCAAATTTTTATGACAAAATAACCATTGTCTAGTACTGCAAATCCGAATTAAACCTTTAAACGATTCATTTGATATATATGAGATCGAAGGTTTTCCTATTTGTTTTCCTAAATAGTGTTTATGTATAATTTTAAGATGAGGTTGGTGATCGCAAAAATGTTTTTGATCATAAATTTCACATAAAGAATTAATAAAGATTTCAAATACTTTTTTATCTTTTACTGGATTAATTGTAAATCCGTTAATCACTAAATGTGAAACTATTTCTTCATCATGAGAAGTCTTACCGAGGGTTTATTTTTATTTGTTGCTCTTCTGCAGACATATAAAAATATTAGCTTATATATAATCAGTTGTCAAGTTTTGCTCGGGCATTTAAAATAGGTCAGACGTTTCTGATTCTTCAATTATGGGCGCAGCAATATTATAGAACTCTCTGGCTTCTTCAATGGAATCAAACCAATACCATCCGTCTATTGGGTAAGTTTGGTCGTCTTTGGTTTCCTTGAGCAGTTCGTATTCGGGCGCAAGGACATAGTTTGGACCGTGGTGAAGTGTTTCGCTTTCAAATTTATAAAAACCTGAAGTGTTGTCGCTCATCCAGTTACCGTCCATCCCTTGTTCGTGGCGATTGTTGTGTCGTCTCCAGAAACTCCTGGGTTACTAGTAACCGTGATTGTTCGGTTGTCTGTTATTGATGCGACACCACCAGAAACATATGCTCCAGTAGCGGCGTTGGTGACGGTGAATGTTCCTGTAGTTCCAGCACCTGCGGTGACAGTTCCTACGGTCACACTCGTCAAATTGTAGGCAACTGGGTTTACACCTGTAATGGTCACGGTGCGGGCTGCTACGAACGCCCTAATGTCATCAACGGTGTAAGTGACAACGCCTGCTGCTGCTGTCACATTGGTGACATTGGGGTTCAGTACCGCAAGTGCTGTATACATTTCGTTTAGTTGCGCTGCACCCATTTTGCAGTTCTGAAATGTTTGAGTCCAACGGTTGCCAGTGAGTTTCGCTTGACCCAAGTTTGATGTTGCGCTTGTCGCTGTTGCGTTACCAAACCCCATGGCATTGTTTGAGGAAGTAGAAACTTTTGTCAAATTTAATTCGGGAATGTTTTGCAACGAAGAACAACCATTAAACATACTACTCACCCATGTCACCGAGGCAGTGTTAAATAGTGGTACCGTTTGCAACAAATAGCAAGTACTAAACATACTTTGCATGATTGTCACTGATGCGGTATTGAACAATGGTACAGATTGCAACGAATAGCAATTATTAAACATACTGCTCATGCTTGTCACCGATGCAGTGTTGAACAGTGGTACCGTTTGCAACGAATTGCAGTCCAAAAACATACTGCTCATGCTTGTCACTGATGCGGTATTGAACAATGGTACAGATTCCAACGAATAGCAATTATTAAACATACTGCTCATGCTTGTCACCGATGCGGTATTGAACAGTGGTACCGTTTGCAACGAAACACAACCACTAAACATACTGCTCATGTTTGTCGCTGAGGCGGTATTGAATAGTGGTACCGTTTGCAACGAAACACAACCACTAAACATATTGCTCATGTTTGTCACTGATGCAGTGTTAAATAGCGGAACCGACTGCAACGAATAGCAATTACCAAACATACTGGTCATGTTTGTCACTGAGGCGGTATTGAATAGTGGTACCGTTTGCAACGAACGGCAACTATCAAACATATTGCTCATGTTTGTCACTGATGCAGTATTAAATAGTGGTACTGTTTGCAAAGAATAGCAGTCCAAAAACATATTGGTCATGCCTGTCACTGATGCAGTATTGAATAGTGGTACCGTTTGCAACGAAAGACAACCTTCAAACATATTGGTCATGCCTGTCACTGATGCAGTATTGAATAGTGGTACCGTTTGCAACGAAAGACAACCTTCAAACATATTGCTCATGTTTGTCGCTGAGGCGGTATTGAATAGTGGTACTGTTTGCAAAGAATAGCAATGATAGAACATTGCACTCATGCTTGTCACCGATGCAGTGTTAAATAGTGGTACAGATTGCAACGAATGGCAATCATAGAACATTGCACTCATGCTTGTCACCGATGCAGTATTGAACAACGGTACCGATTGCAGTACACGGAAATCACGAAACATGCTAGCCATGTTTGTTGTATTGTGAGCGACAATCGTCACCTGCTCGCACAAATACATACTAGAAGTCCTAGTACCACCAGACGAATTAGAAAACTCAACTGTTGTAGCATTCGGTGCAGCAACAGCAACGTCCAACCACGGATTCGTTATGTTTGTGGTATTAGGAGTTGCGCTATGCCTACGATTTAAGTTTATTGCAGAAAAAGTTGCCCCACCAGTAGTTGGCGTAACAGTGATAACTGCCTGACGATAACCACGAGAACTCAATGTTCCTGCCGACAAATCACCAAACACATAATTCTTCTGTGCAGTCGCAGCACTTGTGTGAGTTGTGGAAGTACCATCACCCCAATCCACTGTGTAGCCACCAGTGACCGTGCAAGCAAGCGCAATATAATTGGAATCTTGGTCGTATACAGCAACAACACCAATCACTTTCTGTTCGGCAGAAGTTGGGGTTGTAAAAGCAACCCAATCAGCAGGTCTTGTCCATGCAGCGGGTTGGCTCACAACGCGGGCAGTAGAACGAAGAAGTCTTTCTCTGCTCAACCCAACAGGCGCATTACTTCCAAGCCTGACTGCCATTAACTAATCTCACTTCCAAAGGCACTAAAAGCAAACGACGCACTTGAGGCGTACACCGTAATCACATCAGTAGTAGCGAGCGTGATACCAAGCGTGTATGTAATTGTGTCATTTGCGTTCAATGTTCCATCGTAAGCAATGTAATGTTGGTTAGCAAGAGACGCACCAGCAGGTCGGATAGCAATACGGTAAGTTCCAGAAGTACCCAAGTTTGCCACAGCAATAGTAGAAACAATGGTAGATGTAGCCGCCGGAACCGTGTACAGCGTAGTTGCAGTTGTTGCCGATGGATTGGATTGTCCTAATACTTTGTATGTTGTTGCCATTTTATGCTCCCATTAATAGAAAAGGTGATATTGAATCTCCGCCACCACCAGAAACACCGCTAACTGCCGTGGTTACAAACGCAGTAGTTGCAATTTGTGTCGTATTAGTTGCTGCGTTTGCTGTAGGAGCAGTGGGCGTTCCTGTAAGTGCTGGTGAAGCTAAATTTGCTTTGAGATCAAGTGCGGTTTGTTGTACGGTAGAAACTGGCTTAGCGGTGTCGGCCGTATTATCTACGGAACCAAGGCCAACCATTGTCTTTGTTATGCCAGAAACATTACCTGTGAAAGTTGGGCTAGCTAATGTGGCGTAACCAGAAGCATTTACCCAAGCTGATCCACTCCATTTGAGTAAGTCACCAGTTGTTGACGATGTAATAGTTACATCGCTTAAGTCATCAATTGATGCAACTGCAGTCCCACTAACAGTTGCGTATACACCAACTCTTACTGAACTAGAGGAAGGAGCAACTGAAAAATCTAATACTACAGTGTTGGCAGTTTCTGCTTCCCAACGAGCATTGATCACCTCATAGGGACTTACTGCATTTCTTGCAGTAACTACAACATCTCTAGTATTAAAGTTATGCGTAAGTGTAAAACTTGAATCTGTTCCATTACCAATAGTCTGATAATAAGATGACCCTGTTGATACGCCTGTTACCGCACCATAAACTGAAACAATAACAGACTCAGAAGTAACAGGAGAACTAAAATCAACTGTGATTGTGTTGGTAGTTGTTGCTTCCCAACGAGCATTAATTACTTCGTATGGTGATGCAGCGTTTCTGATTACTACAACAACGTTTCTTGTTCCAAATCCATGTGTAATTACATAGCTTGAATTTGTTCCGTCACCTATAGTGGCAGTATAAACTGTGCCGCTAATGTCACCTTCTGATGCAGGTGCAAACTTAGTGCCATCAAATTTTAAAACCTGGTTGGGAGTAGCGCCAGACAGATCAATTTGTACGCCATTGATCGTAGCGGTGTCGCCAACTACTAATCCATGCTTGACTACAAAATCTTTATCTGCCACTAAAGTTCACTGTCCCTCTAGTTTTATATTTTAAAACTTAATTACTATTATATCACACTGCTATAAGTGTTCTTGCTACCTTGACTGTTGCATTTGTTGATGCGGCGTCTGTAATTGTCACTCTTAATAATACATTTGATGCGGAAATCGAAGTTGAGACTGTTAAAGGAATAACTGTTCCGCCCAATTCAATCACTGCATATTCTGACAAGTAAGATGTTGTTCCATCATGAGCAAGTAATACCTCTGAAGTCGTATACTTTGATCCCTGAGTTACTTGGACAAGGTACTTAGCTGTTCTGTAGACTGTCTTGTCAAAGCTATCAACTGTTGTGACCGTGTTCACGGTAACAACCTGGGTTGAAGTGTTAAGTTCACCAGTTCCTGAATCTAATGTTATGGCACCAGTTGCTATGCCAGCAAAGGTTACTGAAGCCGAAGTGGCAACATCCTGGCCAATTGAAAGGCTAATTGTATTAGCACTGTCGTTATAGGCCTTGGTTACACCCGTACCTGCCGTTATCGCGCCTTCTACGGCGTCCTGAGCTGCCTCAGTGAAGTCTGAGACCTGGCTAGCAGTAATCGAGATAGACGAGTTAGAAGCTGCTGTTAAGCGTCCCTGAGCATCTACAGTGAATGTTCCTACTGAAGACGAGCTACCATAGCTACCAGCTGTAACGGCTGTCGAGGCCAAGTCAAGAGTAACAGCACCAGAGGTGCCACCACCTGTTAAACCAGTGCCAGCCGTTACTGACTCGATGTCACCAGCATCATTGGTAAAGCTGATTACGCCAGTGCTCGAATTGTAGGCAAGATCGCCAGCAACGCTTATCTGAGCTCTTGTGTTGGCAGTGAAGTCTGAGACTTGACTAGCAAGAATGCTTATTGATGTGTTAGCAGCTGCAGTCAAACGACCTTGCGCATCTACCGTATAGTTTGGAACCGTATTTGCGTTGCCATAGCTACCAGCTGTTACCGCTGTGCTATCAAGGTTTAAGGTTATGGTATCAGTTGCACTTGCAACAGAACTCAAACCTGTGCCACCAGATATTGTTAAGGTATCGGTACCTGAACTAATTGTTTGGCTTGTTCCAGAATCACCTGCAACTGTAAACGATGTTGCTACGTTTGCAATGTCTGAATTGCTAGCAATGTTGACATAAGTAGTTCCATCATTAGTGAACTGCCACTTGTCTGAAGTTTCGTCCCAACGTAATTGAACATTGTCAGAAGTGCCACGCTCAACTTCAAGTCCAGCATTAAGGGCTGGGCTTCCTGTAACATTGCTATTAAGAACAATAATATTATCTTCAACAGCTAAAGTTTCAGTATTAAGAGTTGTGACATTTCCATTAACCGTAAAGTTACCAGTAACAGTAAGATTATTAGAAATCGTAACGTTAGCTGGAAGACTAAGGGTTACTGCTCCAACGCCAGAGTTCGAAACCGTGATCTCATTTGCCGTTCCAGTCAAGCCAGTAACAAGGTTTGTTCCCTTGTCGCTAATTTGTGAGGCGGTTACTGAGATTGCAGTATTGCCTGCTGTTGTTAAACGGCCTTGCGCATCTACAGTAAAGGTTGAAACTGTGCTTGCGTTCCCATATGAACCAGCTGTAACGGCGGTATTGGCGAGATCTAAAGTTACAGCTCCAGAAGTACCACCACCACTAAGGCCTGTTCCAGCGGTGACCGACTCAATGTCACCTGCGTCATTAGTAAAGCTAATAACACCAGTTGAAGTGTTGTAAGCAAGGTCCCCAGAAACGCTTATCTGTGCTCTTGTGTTTGCTTGGAAATCTGAGACTTGACTTGCAAGAATACTAATCGCTGTATTTGCTGCGGCCGTCAAACGACCCTGCGCATCAACTGTATAGTTTGGTACCGTAGAAGCATTGCCATACGAGCCAGCTGTAACGGCTGTTGAAGCCAAGTTAAGGGTAACTGCACCAGAAGTGCCACCACCGCTAAGACCAGTTCCTGCAGTAACTGACTCAATGTCACCTGCATCGTTAGTAAAGCTGATAACACCGGTTGAACTATTGTAGGCAAGATCTCCTGCAACACTGATTTGGGCTCTGGTGTTAGTTGTAAAGTCTGAAATCTTTCCTGCTGTCAAAGTAGTGAAAGTAAGATCCCCAGCACCATTGGTCATTAATACTGCACCGTTAGCTCCGTCAGCACCAACTGCTGAAATGATAGAAGCTTCTGTTGTGCCAATAATTGTAGTAAAATCTAATACTCCAGAACCATTAGTTGTAAGTGCTTGACCATTGGTTCCGTCTCCACCAGCTGCTGCGATAAGAGCAGCTGCAGTTACGTCTCCAAGGTTAGCATAGTTAGTTCCATCATTTGTGAATGTCCACTTATCTGTAGTTTCGTTCCAAAGAATTGATACATCTGTTGATGTTCCTCTATTGACTTCTATGCCACTATTTAATGTTGGGGCACCTGTAACACCAGAGTTTAATGTAATAATATTATCTTCAACGTTCAACTGTTCCGTGTTAACAGTTGTTGTATTACCACTAACTGTCAAGTCTCCAGTAACAACTAAGTTATTTGAAATAGTTACGTTAGCTGGAAGACTTAATGTTACCGCACCAACGCCAGAGTTTGAGACTGTAATTTCACCAGCAGTTCCTGTCAAACCAGTAACAAGGTTTGTGCTCTTGTCGCTGATCTGTGAAGCTGTAATTGAAATTGTTGAGTTAGCAGCAGCAGTTAAGCGACCTTGTGCGTCAACTGTGAAAGTTCCAACAGTCCCTGCGCCACCATAAGAGCCAGCTGTAACAGCAGTGTTAGCAAGATCAAGGGTAACTGAACCAGAAGTGCCGCCACCCGTTAAACCAGTTCCTGCTGTGACTGCTGTAATATCAGCACCATCATTTGTTAAGCTAAATACACCTGTGCTCGAATTGTATGCAATGTTGCCAGTGGCACTTACTTGCGCTCTTGTATTTGCTGTAAAATCTGAGACTTGACTAGCAAGAATGCTTATTGCTGAATTACTAGCAGCCGTTAAACGACCCTGTGCATCGACCGTAAAACCTGCAACGGTATTAGCAGCACCATACGATCCTGCTGTAACTGCAGTACTATCAAGATTAAGTGTGATTGTGTCAGTTGCTCCTGCTACAGAACTCAAACCTGTGCCACCAGAAATTGTTAGTGTATCAGTACCTGAAGTTATTGTTTGGCTTGAACCAGAATCCCCAGCAACCGTAAACGATGTTGCGATATTAGCAATCGTGTTACTTACATTTGATATTGCAGTTTCTACATCTGTATTGCTTGCAATATTTACATAGGTTGATCCATCATTTGTGAACTGCCACTTGTCGGCAGATTCGCTCCAACGAAGTTCAACATTTGTTGAAGTACCACGTTCGATTTCAAGTCCAGCATCTGCTGATGGTGAACCAGTTACGCTTGAATTCAGAAGAACTTTATTATCTTCTATTGCAAGGGTTTCTGTATTTAAAGTTGTCGTGTTACCCTGTACAGTAAGGTTACCTGTAACGGTAAGGTCTTGACCTATTGTTACGTTTGATGGAAGACCAATTGTTACAGCGCCGGCAGAAGAAGAAACCTCAACTTCATTGGCGGTTCCAGTCAAAGATGTTACAGCATTTGAAGAAAGGTCACTTACCTGGCTTGCAAGAATGTTGATTGCAGTATTTGCTGCAGCAGTCAAACGACCCTGTGCATCGACGGTGTAGTTCGGGACTGTACTCGCGTTACCATAAGAACCAGCAGTTACTGCAGTACTAGCAAGATCGAGAGTAACTGCTCCAGAAGTGCCACCGCCAGTGAGTCCAGTGCCAGCAGTAACTGATTCAATATCTCCAGCGTCATTTGTAAAGCTAATAACACCTGTAGTCGAGTTGTAGGCAAGATCTCCGCCAGCACTAATTTGTGCTCTAACGTTTCCTTGGAAATCTGAAACCTGACTAGCAAGAATGCTAATTGCGGTATTAGCTGCTGCCGTCAAACGACCTTGAGCATCAACCGTGTAGTTTGGGACTGTGCTTGCATTCCCATAAGAGCCTGCTGTAACTGCGGTGCTGTCAAGATTAAGTGTAACTGTATCTGTATTTGAAGTTACAGATGTTAAACCAGTTCCACCTAAAATGCTAAGCGTATCTGAGCCAGAAGTAATTGTCTTGCTTGTACCAGAATCGCCTGCAACTTCAAATGAAGTAGCTACGTTTGCAACCAAGTTTGTAGCAAAAGTTTGTGCTGCCGTTTGAGCACTTGAAGCGGCGCCGAAAGAATCAAAAGTATTGGCTGTTACTGCTATTGTTGGAGTAGAGCCTTCGCCGCTATTATTGGAGAGGGTGATTGCCGTTCCAGCCACTAAGCTAGAAACATAGTCGCCAATAGTATCTGTTGAAAGGTTTACTGCATCGTTGATCCAAGCTGAACCATTATAACGGAGGAAGTCTCCATTGGCAGCTGAAGTCAATGTAACGTCGCCTAGATCGTCAATTGAACCAATTGTTATTGTTGAGCCAGCAACTGCTGCATAAACGCCAACTCTAACCGAGCTAGCTGATGGTGCAGCTGAAAAATCTAAAGTAACTGTTCCAGTTGTCGTGGCTTCCCAACGAACGTCAATTACTTCATATGGGCTTGCTGCGTTTCGTGCAACAACAACAACATCTCTTGTTCCCAGCTGGTGGGTAATAGTAAAACTAGTAGTGCTACCATCGCCTATGGTTGAAGTATAAACCGTACCAGCTAAACCAGTGTCGGTATCAGGGGCAAATTTAGTTCCATTAAATTTTAATACTTGATTGGTAGTAGCTCCAGTTGTGTCAATTTCAATTCCGTCAACAAATAGAGTTGAAACATTAGCCTGACTAGTCTGGATAGTAGATGGAAGACTTAGGGTATAAACTCCAGAAGTGGCATTGGCCGAAACCGTGACTTGGTTTGCTGTGCCAATAACATTAGATATTAAATTAACTCCGTATTATAGCATTTGCTGTTTTGTTTTTATAAAACAATTTACCGTCGACAACGTTGATGGCCAATTCGCCTTCAGCAAGTGAAGAAGGCGTATTATCAGCTTCATCTGATCTTTTAATTAAAAGTGTATTATTTGTTGCAAATTTAGAGCCGCTATAAGCCACGAGCTACCTCTTCCTGAAGTACATTAATTCTTGTATTATAGTAATAGGTTATAAATATTATTAATTCTATACTCTATTATATTTGTCCGTATGATCTCCATAAAGCGCCAGTATATTGATGGGCAAGGCTCCAATTTGCTAAAAAATATTTAGCTCCACTTTGAATTGGAGTACTTTCATGAATATGGCTTGGGTTAGAAGGCCAAAATAACATGCTACCGACAGGAGCATCAATATTACTGTAACCCTGCCTTGGAAAGTTTAATAGTCCCCCGTCATAATTATTGTTTAATTTTATAGAAAAACTTATAATGCCTGAATCAAAATGCATTCCTATGCTTTCGTGAATGCCTTTTTGGTATTTTCCGAAAATTGGTCTTTGCCAACCGTTGAACCAGCTCTCTGCGCTAACAGAGTTATTCTTTATTCTATCATTATTATCAACAACTGTTTTATTATAATCGCCAAAAAACGCATCATTGACAATAGGGAGTATCAAAGTTTTAGAGTGTAAGCAGTAGTCATCAAAAAGGGTATCAGAAATATAATTGATTGGAAGATCATTTGCCGGTATGCTATCAACATAATCAATGGAGCCAGAATTATCTATATAGGCTTTATCTATTTTTTCTATTAATTCATTACAGAAATCTTCTTTCCAAAATTGGACCATATATATATCTTGGGCTACTTTACTAAAACCTGGATCAACCACTACACCTTTAGCGTATGCTGGGTCCTTAAAATGAAGCATGATTAATCCAACTTATCTTCTGGATTTTCATCCTTTAAAATCCACCCAACTTGAACGCTTTCAGCTGTTTCTTCAGGAATTCTATACACTTTTGGGTTGGATGATAAAACACTAATAGCAAGTTCTTCATGGACAGGAACTGGCACTTTTAAAACAATAGTGTCATTAACAACAAATGCAAAAAAAACATTTTCTTGTTTTTGTATTAAAAAATCAATTTCTTCAATAGGTTCTGGTGCTGTATACATATTTATACCCTTTATGCTTAAGTAGATATATGATACTACACAAAATACTCTTTAGTCAAATGTTAGTATCCTGGTTTATTAAGTCTCTATATGAGTAGCCCATAGCTTCCATGTACTCTAAGTATTTTTCTTCATTCTTTGCAGCGAGTGGGCCAAATTCTTGACCTAGCAAAACTTTATTAAAATGCCTTGCGTTGTGCCTCATTAGACCGGGAATGATCAATTTTATCATATTGGTTTGCAAAATCACCAACACCTAAAGTTTGCCTATATTCTGAATTTTTTCCTAAGTGAAATACTACAGTTTCCTTAACTGTAAATATCCTATAGTCATTAGTCCATGCTCTTAAAGCAAAGGTATGCTCTTCACCAAACATAAGAATTCTTGGATCTGGTATTATATCTTTAAAAAAATCGGATGTAGAAAAAATAAAATGTCCACTTACAAAATGAGATTGTGCATATTCTTTTTCTGACCAATTTACGGGCACTTCTTTATCTTTGTATATTTCTTTGCTATTATTTAGCTTTATTAAAACTTCTATATTTCCTTTGGCTATGTCCGATGGCTGCACGTAAGCATCAGTGTGGTATATCAAATCGCCATTTTCTTTTTTTTCAAACCAAGGTGTCCTTGAACTAATAATTATATTATAGCAATACGTTTTTAGTATTAAATTATGATAATCTTTTAAAGTTTTATCCCATTTTGCCTTAAACCTCATATGCCCGATCTATCCTCATGACATAATGTTCATCATCCATTAACCACGTGGATAATAAAAACCCCATACCTAATCCAAAAGGAAAAGGAGTAGTTAAGTTGGCCGTTCTTACATTAGGATATTCTGAAAAATCTTCAAAATTATTATCTAATCTTTGATTACAGATACCAATATAAACGTTTTCTGGCTTTTCAGCGGTTTCATAAATACTTTTTACTGTGTTTAAAAGATCTTCTTCTTGAAATGCTGGAATGGCTATAAATATTTTTTCATTCACAAAATTTACCACTTATCTAGTGGGCACTTTGCTTCTTTTAGTTTAACCTTTAATTTCATAAAACATCCACACTGCTTACATTGATTGGTGGTTTTTATCAACTCTGGGCACTCTTCGCATATGGCAAAGCGAGCACCTTCTTCTGCACTATCAACCTTTTCAACATTAGGATTAATTAAATCCCAAGGACGTGTTGTGCCTAAATTTTTTTTCCACTCTTGATACGCTGACATATTATTTTTCCTTAATGTCTTATTCAGTAAAAAATTGATTAACCGTTTTGTTGACAAATGATGCTGCCGAATCAGATACCACAACATCTTTGTAAATATCGGGAACTGTTAGCGATGCACGTTGCGCTCTAGGCATTTCAGCAAATTCAGTGTCGGTAAAACCGTACCTACTTCCCTCTTCAGCAATAAATTTTTCCTCTATATAATTAAGCATTAGTGTTCCAAGGCCTTGGCGTTGATGGTCTGGGTGAGCCATAAAAATAAAAGGTTTTCGCTTATTGGATTGGTCATAATATCTCCCTGAAATAAAGAGCAATTGTCCGTCTTCTCCTCGGTAAAAAATATAGTGGACATCTTGGTAATCGTTGTGACCAAACATATTTGATTTTGCTGGAGCCACCAACTCGGTGAACCCAGGAGTGCCGTATTCGCCAAATCGTGTTTCAAAAGCACTCCAACCCGCGAAAAACATTTCTTCAGTTTGGTCAAAAGTTGCAGTAAGGTCTGACCAAAAGTCGTCTTTATTTATATCGCTCATAATCTATATTCTTTCTTTTTTTTTTATTTATTGAATTAATTATACCATATTTTTTAGATACAGGATAGGTATGGTGCCTTGATACCAACGCACGTGCCGCAACAAGGTCCTATGCTGCTAAGATCTACGCCAATACAGTCAGGGCATGGTGGTGGTGGTGGCTCAGTGAAACCTGGCGGGGAAAAGAAATCTGGTGGGGAAAAGAAACCTGGCGGACCAAAAAAACTTGGTGGAGAAAAAAGCCCATATTCATAATTTATAACTGTACCCAATGGGACGACTGCAGTATCTGTTAAGGCTGTGAGAACTTTTTGGTCTAAGGTAGCATCTTGGGTGGCTGCGCTTACAACAGTTCCCACAACATGTCCTGCCGCAATTATCGCGGCGTTTGCGTTAACCTGTGTTGTGCCTTGAGCTATAGTGGGCTTAGCGGCTCTTCTTGAGCCGGCCCGAACTACCTATTGGAACTGTCATAATTAAGCCTTTAGATCACCCATTACCACCCAAGTGTTGGCGGCCAACTTAACCAGTGTAGCACCTGACCACTGTGCACGCAACTTGAGCCCAGGAGTACCATTCACTGTTACTCCGGTATCTCCAGCTAAAGTTACTTCACCGGTAAGATGTTTTCTTAAAACGTCTATTCTATCTCCAACAGATAAAATATCAGGTACAGTTACTGTTGTATTAGAAGCAGAATCAATAGTTACCAATTTAGCTAAATCTGTAGCCTGTAAAGTATAGCTTGCAGTTTGCGCATTTAAAGTAGAATTAAAACCACCTCTAGCTGGACCAGACACCAAGTCAGTTGTGGTGATAGAGTTGCTTAATGATAATTTACTATATGCAATTGCCGCAGAAGAATTAATATCAATATCAAGAATAGTCCCATCTAAAATCATTGAAGATGTAACTGTATTTCCAGGAAGAATTACCGTTCCAGTAAATGTTGGTGAAGCCAAGGTTGCAAAACCTGAGATAGATGCACCTGCTGGAATTGTTACATTACCCGTAAAAGTTGGTGAAGCAAGGGGTGCTTTTAGGGCAATGCTGTTTGTGAGTGTTGTGGATAGATCAGCGTCATTTCCAAGTGCGGTGGCAATCTCCCCAAGGGTATCCAAGGTCGCACCAGCACTATTTACAAGTGCTGCAACCTCTGCTCGAACAAATGCCGTAGTAGCAATTTGTGTTGTATTAGTTGCCAATGTTGCTGTAGGCGCAGTTGGTGTTCCGGTTAAATCTGGGGATGCAAGTGTTGCAAAACCCGAAATGGAAGCACCTGCGGGGATTGTTACAGTTCCTGTAAATGTTGGAGAAGCGATATTTGCTTTTAGATCAAGAGCTGTTTGTTGAAATGTTGAAACTGGTTTTGCAGTATCAGCAGTGTTGTCAACCGAACCTAGGCCAACCATTGCCTTAGTTATTCCAGAAACATTACCAGTAAAAGTTGGAGATGCAAGTGTTGCATAACCTGCGGCATTGACCCAAGCTGAACCACTCCATTTGAGAAGATCACCCGTGGCTGCCGAAGTAATTGTTACATCACTAATATCATCAAGGGCGTTGATAACTGTTCCAGCATTGTCGGCTGAATTAACCCACTTTGAACTGCTGTTGTTCCACTTTAGAATTTCACCGTTTGATATATTTGAGACGAGTACATCAGCTAAATCTGTTATGTTGAGGCTGCCAGCTGTTGCCACATTATCTGCGGCAGGTGTAAATTTTGTTCCATTAAATTTAAGAACTTGGCCACTAGTCGCGCCTGTTGTGTCGACCTCTATGCTGTCTACAAATAATATAGACGTATTTACATTACCTGTAAAAGTAGGTGAAGCGAGGGGCGCCTTAAGGTCGAGGGCAGTTTGCGTAGCTGTTGATATAGGTTTTGCGGTATCTGAAGTGTTGTCTACAGACCCAAGACCAATCATAGTTGCGGTAATGCCAGAAACATTTCCAGTAAATGTAGGTGAAGCAATATTCGCCTTAAGGTCAATAGCCGTCTGTTGCGCAGTAGACACAGGCTTTTCCGTATCTGCGGTATTATCAACCAAATTTAAACCTACCATCGTTTTGGTGATACCAGAAACGTTGCCCGTAAAAGTGGGTGAAGCAATATCGGCCTTGAGGTCAAGTGCAGTTTGTTGAGCGGTAGAAACTGGTTTAGCCGTGTCAGAAGTATTATTGACCGACCCAAGGCCAATCATCGTTGCGGTAATACCACTTACTGTGCCCGTAAAAGTTGGAGAATCTAAAGTTGCGTACCCTGCTGCATTTACCCAATTAGTTCCATTATATTTTAATAAATCGCCGCTAGCAACAGAAGTAATCATAACATCTGAAAGGCTAGTAATGCCAGAAGATTCTGCTGTTAGTAAAGTCGTTATGGAAACATTAGATGTACCATCAAAAGACACTGACCCAGTAACTGGCCCTGTTAAAGATATGGTTCTAGCATTTAATAACTTAGTTGCAGTATCCGCATTCCCAACTACCGCACCTGTGTGGGTCCCGGTAGAATTACCCGTTAAATTACCGGTTACATTACCGGTTACATTGCCAGTTAGATCGCCAGTAATTCCACTTGAATTCAAAATATCGTAAAAATTAGTTCCGTCATTAGTTAGTTGCCACTTATCCGTTGACTCATCCCAGCGTATTTGAACGTTGGTAGAAGTTCCACGTTCTACTTCTATCCCAGCGTTAGTACTTGGAGCACCAGTAACGCCAGTATTTAAAACTATAATATTATCTTCTATTAGAAGAGTTTCCGCGTTAACTGTTACTGTTGAACCAGACACAGTTAAGTCCCCACTTATAACAACATTTTCTGTCGTAGATATATTGCTACTATTTTTTACCCAAGATAAGGATGTAGAAACTACTGCATTAAATTCGTTGACATAATACAATAAATCATTGGTTGGGTCTAGGGCTATTTGCCCTTTCGCTAAATTCGGTACGGCCATTAAAAACCTTTCTTATTTAAAAGGTTCCACCATCAAAGGTTAGATTGTCTATAGAACCACCTGTGATTGAAACGTTGCTTGAATTTTGTGTCGCAATTGTTCCAAGACCTAGTGTAGTTCTAGCTGCAGATGCATCTATGTCATCGACAAGACTTCTGCCAAATGCGGTAAAAGTTGCAAGAGCTGCCGTGTTTGCTCCAGTGAAATAAGGAATTCTATCTGCTTCAGAAGTTAAGCCAGCAATTGCTGCTAGTTCCGCATCGTAAGCTTGTACGTTTGTGCCAATTACTAAACCTAAGTTAGTCCTTGCATTCGCCGCATCAGTTGCGCCAGTACCGCCATAAGCGATCCCTATAGTTGTTGCACTCCAAGTACCTGTTGCAACATTACCAAGCGACGTTAAACTTGAGTTAATAACACCTGAACCAAGTGTAGTATTACTTAATACTGAAGTCCCATCAATTTTAAAAATTTTACTTGATACTAGGTCAACATGCTCTGATGATGTCCAGGCGTCTGTTGAGTCAACCCAGTTAAAGGTCTTATCTGTTGCGCCTTTGACTGTGAAACCAGCACCATCTGCTGTTACATCTGTCGGAGATGCTGTATTAGCTAAAACTATATTCTTATCTTCAACTACTAAAGTTGCAGTGTTAAGCGTTGTTGTATTTCCGTTAACGATTAAATCGCCTGTTACAGTGAGGTTATTGCTAATTGTGACGTTGGCTGGAAGACTCAATGTTACCGCACCATTTGATGCGGAGACAGATACTTCATTGGTTGTTCCAGTTAAAGAAATAACACCCTGGTTTGTTATAGTTATAGTGTCTGTAGCACTAGCTTGTGTAGTTATTCCTGTTCCACCAACAATTGTAAACGTGTCACTTCCACTGGTTATTGTTAAATTAGAACCAGTATTGGCGGCTACAGTAAATGCAGTAGCGACTCCACCCATTGCTTGGTCTACATATAGTTTGGTAGCGGCGTGTGCGTTTGCAGTTGGTGTTGCAACAGATATTGTTCCAGAAAAAGTTTTATTACCAGATATTGTTTGGTCTGTACCAAGCGTAGCATATGCTCCATAACCAGCAATAGCAATAACGGAAGTTGCACTACCACCAGCCCCGCCAGTTCCAGTTCCATAATAAAGTGTATTGTCAGCTTCGTTAAATGCTAGCTCAGCGTTTTCAAGACTCCCTGGGGCGCCTGCTGCCCCAGCACTAGACCTTCTTTTAATTCTTAGAGTATTAGACATCTTTAAAAATTCCCTCCATCAACAAGATTTGACTCTGCGTAGTTAATCCATTGAGAGCCGTTATATCTTAATACTTGACCACTCGCAGCTGAACTTATAGTAACATCTGTCATCCCATTTAAAACTGATTGAGTTGAAATATTTGACTCTGCTGCAATAATTCTATCCTTAACCGTAAGATGAGAACCTGCCGGGTTGATACCCAAGACAGTTTGCATTCCTTCTACTGCATCATTTAAGTCAGTGTGCTGCTTGTGATGCGGAACTACAGTTGAATTTAAGTTATCATTAGCTGTTGGATTTACAAAATTATCTAATGATGATGGATAGTTTGTGGCCATAAAAACTCCTAAATGGAAAGTATTTTAGTATTTGAATCACTCCAGATTATAGTAACAGGAGTGTCGCTGTTAGATCCTGCAAATGGTAGACCGCTTGAAGTATCTATGAAAAATATTAATTTTGAATTGGAATCTGAGCTTCCGCTTTGATACAAAACAATTGCACTAAAGCTTTCACCGCTATAGTCATTTATGGAAACGTTATCTGCATCTAGTACACCTAAAGAGTTAACTACATTGGTTATACTATTTGATCTTTTTTTTATGGCACTTGCGGGTATATCCGATATATACCTATCGGTGTCTTCGTTTGGTGTGTATAAAGATTTATCAATAAGAAGAACTTTTAAGCTATTTGAACTTAAGTTAAATTCACCATTCAATAAAGATTCTTTAGCTTTTTTGTATACAAAATTAGCCATATTAAATTCCAATATCTTTAGAAATTTTAATTCTATATTTATAACC